CTGCCCCTGGCCAAAGCCATGAGCAGTTTCTTTGGTTTTGCCGATGGCGGGGTCATGACGGCAGAGGGGCCATTACCGCTGCGGGGTTACGCCAGCGGCGGCATTGCCAATTCGCCGCAACTGGCGGTGTTTGGCGAAGGCTCGCGGCCAGAGGCCTATGTGCCGCTGCCCGATGGGCGGACCATTCCCGTGACCATGAGCGGTGGCGCTGCTAGCCCCATGGGCGCAGGCCATGTGTTCAATATTTCTGTGAGTGTCAGTGATGCTGGCGCAGCAGCGCGAGGCGACAACGCAGGCGGTCGTGACCTAGGTCAGGCGGTGGCCAATGCGGTGCGCCAGGAGCTGCTGGCGCAAAAACGGGCCGGTGGCTTGCTCGACAGCAGGAGGGCTTTGTAAATGGCGGTGTTCACATGGATTCCATCGCTGGGTGCCAGTCTGGCCATGCGGCCCAATGTGCGGCGGGTGGCATTTGGCGACGGGTATGAGCAGCGCTTGGCCTTTGGCATCCACATCCAAGCCGAGGTCTGGACGCTGGAGTTTCGTGGGCGGACCACACAGGACGCTGGAGCGATCGACGATTTCTTACGCGCTCGCGGGGGCGCGCAGGCTTTTGACTGGACCACCCCGGCAGGCACCGCTGCCAAGTTCACCTGCGAAGAGTGGAGCCGCTCGGTGGATGAGCCCAACGTCGAGACGGTGCGGGCGACTTTTAAACAGGTGTTTGATCTGTGATGACCGAACAAGCCACGACTTCCCAAGCGATCACCTCAGAAATCCAGAAACTCGCCCCCAGCGCCGTGATCGAGCTCTTTGTGCTGGACCTGTCGCTCTTTGGCCAGGGGCCGGTGCGCTTTCACGCGGGCACCAACGCCCTCATGCAACGCGTGGTCTGGCAAGGCCACGCCTATGAAGCGTTTCCGATCCAGGTTGAGGGCTTTGAGTTCAATGGCGGCGGTCAGGTGCCCCGTCCCCGGCTGCGGGTGGCCAACGTCACGGGCTCGATCACGGCGCTGGTGCTGAGCTACCAGGACTTGGTGGGTGCAAGGATCACCCGCAAACGGACCCTGGCCAAGTACCTCGATGCGGTCAATTTTGCGGGCGGCGCGAACCCTACAGCAGACCCCTTGGCCGAATTCGCCGACGACGTTTACTGCGTTGACCGCAAGTCGCGTGAAACGCGCGAGGTGGTCGAGTTCGAGTTGGCCGCGTCCTTTGATCTCGAAGGCGTCAGCTTGCCGCGCCGTCAGATTGTGCAAAACGTCTGCCCTTGGTCCTACCGGGGTGCCGAGTGCGGCTACACGGGCAGTGCGTATTTCAATGCGAATGACGAGGTGGTGAGCAGCAAAGCGCAAGACGCTTGTGGCAAACGACTGGCCTCTTGCCAGCGGCGCTTTGGTGCACATGCCGAATTGCCTTTCGGGGGCTTTCCGGCGGCGGGCTTGTTCCGGTGATGAATGAAATCAAGACATGAATGAAATCACTGCATGAATGAAATCAATCAATCTCTGGCCTTGGCCCACGCCGCCAAAGAGTTTCCCCGTGAAGCCTGTGGGCTGTTGGTCATTCAAAAGGGCCGCGAAGTCTATTGCCCTTGCCGCAACATCGGTGTGGGCACTGACCAGTTCGTGATCCACCCCGAAGACTATGTGGCAGCCGACCGCCAGGGGGAAATCGTAGAGGTGTTCCATTCCCACCCGAACATGCCCCCTGAGCCCAGTCAGGCCGACCGTGTGGCTTGCGAAGCCACAGGGCTGCCGTGGTCCATCGTGTCGTTCCCCGCTGGTCAGTGGGCACAAATCAAGCCCGTGGGCTATGTCGCGCCCTTGGTGGGCCGTCAATGGGCGCATGGGGTGCTTGACTGCTACGCCCTGGTGCGCGACTGGTACGCGCAGGAGCGTGGCATTGAATTGCCCGATTTTGAGCGCTTTGACGAGTGGTGGAAGCGGGGCATGAACCTGTACCTGGACAACTTTGGATCCGCCGGGTTTGGGGTTACGGATCTGACGGATCGGACGAGTCTGAAAGTGGGGGATGTGCTCTTGATGCAAGTCGCTGCCTCTGTGCCCAACCATGCGGCGGTGTATCTGGGTGATGGGCTGATCTTGCATCACTTGCAAGGCAGGCTATCGAGTCGCGATGTGTACGGCGGTTACTGGCAAAAGGTCACCACCCACGCGCTGCGGCATCCAGACCTGCATCCGCATCTTTAACCATTTCCTTTACCTCTCTTACAGCTTGCAGCACGAGTCTCGCGATGGCCACAATCCTTCTTCTCGGTGAACTGGGCAGGCGCTTTGGGCGGCGCCATCATATGGCAGTGGCTTCGGCCGCCGAGGCGGTGCGCGCTCTGTGCGCCAACTTCCCGCAGTTTGAGCGCGAGTTGGTGTCCTCTGGCGAGCGGGGTGTGGGCTACAGGGTACTGGTCGGGCGGGACGCCCTGGCACTGGAGCGCTTGCATGAGCCCACCGGCCAGCAGCGCATCACCATCGCGCCTGTCGTCTCTGGGGCTGGTGGCAATAGTTTAGGTCAGATCCTGCTGGGCGCAGCTTTGATTGCTGTGTCCTGGTGGAACCCGATGGGCTGGGCAGCCGCTGGCTCATTCTTGTCGCAAGCCACCCTGTATTCGGTGGGAACATCCATGATTTTGGGTGGGGTGGCCCAGATGATTGCACCCACCGCCAAAGCTTCAGATCCGTCCGAGCGCCCAGAAAACCGCCCCAGTTATGTGTTCAACGGGGCCGTGAACACCACTGCTCAAGGCCATCCCGTGCCCGTGGGCTACGGCCGCATGATCGTGGGTTCGGCCGTGATCAGTGCGGGCATCGATGTCGATGAAATTCCTGTCCTTTAAATACCTGTCGATGAGATCACTGCATGAATCTGATGCCAGCTTCAAATCCTTTGATCATCGGCGCAGGTGGCGGTGGCAAGTCGGGCGGCGGTAGCGCCCGTGTGGCCCAGGAAGCTGCCGACAGCCTGCGCTCCAAAGCCTACGCCCGTGTGGTCGATTTGGTGTGCGAAGGAGAAATCGAAGGCCTGGTCCAGGGCCTGCAGTCGGTCTTTCTGGACGACACGCCGATTCAGAATGCCGATGGCAGCTACAACTTTTCTGGGGTGACGCTTGAAAGCCGCCCAGGCTCCCAGCAGCAGGGCTACATCCCGGGCTTTGCTTCGGTAGAAAACGAGGTCTCGGTCGGCGTGGAATGCAAGTTTGCCCAGCCGGTCGTGCGCGCCATCACCGACCCCGACATGGACGCTGTGCGCCTTAAAGTGAGCATGCCTGCGCTCACCTTGCAGGACACGACCAACGGCGACTTGAACGGCACATCGGTGAGCTATGCGATCGACTTGCAGTCAGCAGGCGCTGGTTTTGTGCAGGTGCTCACCGACACGGTCTCTGGCAAGACCACTTCGCGTTACCAACGCAGCTACTACGTGCCACTGTCCGGCGCAGGCCCTTGGGATGTCCGCCTTCGCAGGCTGACCGAGGACGCGACCCAGAGCAGCCTGCAAAACAAGACCTTTCTGGACTCGTACACCGAGGTCATCGAGAGCAAGCTGCGCTACCCCAACAGCGCCTTGATGGCCCTACGCGTGGACGCCTCGCAGTTCAACGCCATCCCCCGGCGCAGCTATGAACTCAAACTCCTGCGCGTGCGGGTTCCGTCCAATTACGACCCCGAGTCCCGTTCGTACGCGGGTGTCTGGGACGGCACCTTCAAGGTGGCCTGGACCGACAACCCGGCTTGGTGTTTTTACGACCTGGTCACCAACACCCGCTATGGCTTGGGGCATTTCATCCCTGAGTCTCAGGTTGACAAGTGGGCGCTGTACCGGGTGGCCCGTTACTGTGACGAATTCGTGCCCGATGGCTTGGGTGGGCGCGAGCCCCGCTTCACCTGCAACCTGTACCTGCAAACCCGCGAGCAGGCCTACAAGGTGGTGCAGGACATGGCTTCGGTCTTCCGGGGCATGGCCTATTGGTCGGGTGGGGCCATCACCGTCACGCAGGACGCACCCCAAGACCCGGTCTACCAGTTCACCGCTGCCAACGTCATCGACGGTGAGTTCGCCTACCAGGGCTCGTCCGCCAAAGCCCGGCACACCGTGGCCCTGGTCAGCTGGGTGGATCCGGAGGATTTTTACAGACAGAAGGTGGAATACGTTGAGGACGTCGCGGGCATCGCGCGCTACGGCGTGGTGCAAGCCGATGTGGTGGCCATGGGCTGCACTTCGCGCGGGCAGGCCAACCTGGTGGGCAAGTGGCTGCTGTACTCTGAGCAGTCCGAATCAGAAATCATCACTTTCCGCACGGGTTTGGAAGGTGCGGTGGTGCGCCCGGGCGATGTCATCCAGGTGGCCGATCCAAGTCGGGGCGGCATGCGCCTTGGGGGGCGCGTCGCAGCAGCTACCACCACCAGCGTTACCCTGGACCAGGATTTGCCAGCCGATTTGCCCTGGCGGCTTTCGGTGATCTTGCCGAGCGGAGCCGTAGAAGAGCGCCTGGTCGGAGCGACATTCGCTGCGCCCAGCGGTGATGCACACGCTCGGCGAACGCTCATGGTGACCATTCCCTTCAGCATGGCCCCGCAAACCGATGCCATCTGGGTACTGGCTTCTTCCATCATCGAGCCGCAACTGTTTCGGGTGGTGTCAGTGGCCGAGCGCGAGCCCGGCGAGCATGAAGTCACGGCTCTGGCCCACAACCCGGGCAAGTACGCAGCCATTGAAGAGGGCCTGGCGCTGCAGCCGCGCGCCATCACGGTGCTCTCGGATATGCCTGCCGCCCCTACAGCCCTCAGCATGCAAGAGAGCCTGTACCGGGTCAAAGACCGAGCGCAGGTGCTGGTGCAACTGTCCTGGGCTGAGGTGCCTAGTGCCATTGCTTACCGGCTTGCTTACCGGGTGGGCGGTGGCAATTTCGTGAGCCTGCCGCTGGTGAGCGCCAATTACGCAGAAATCCGCGATGCCCAGGAGGGTGAGTACGAGTTCAGCTTAAGGGCCATCGGCATTACCCGCAAAGAGAGTGCGCCCACCACACTCAGCGCTACGGTGCTGGGCAAGACACTGCCTCCGTCGGATGTGACCGGCTTTACCGTGCAGCGGCGCATGTCCGATCTGCTGCTGAGCTGGGACGAACTGCCCGATGCCGACCTGGCGGGCTATGAGGTGAGAGTGGGTTCCGGCTGGGACGACGCCAGATTGGTCGCCAAGACCTCGGGAACCCAGATGGTCCACGACCAGGATGCTGCAGCGCAGTACCCGTACCACATCCGCGCTTACGACACCTCGGGCCACTACAGTGCGCATGTCACCACCTTTGTGCTGACCTTGCTGGCCCCGGCCACGGTGCGACAGTTCGATGTCGTGCAGTCGGCCAACCGGCTGGAGTTTCGTTGGCAACCCAACCCAGAGCCCGAGGTGGTGGGCTACGAGCTGCGAGAAGGTGCGGCATGGGACGCATCGCTCTTTGTGGCCGAGGTCAAGTCCACCAGCTATACGCTGCCCTCAGGATTTGATGGCGAGCGTAAGTTCTGGATCAAGGCGATTGCCTCGCCCGGCATCTACAGCGACACGCCCACTTTCGTCTCGACTGTGGTGGCCCAGCCGCAAAACGCCAATCTGATCCTCGAGCGTGACGAGCAAGCAGGGGGCTTTGCTGGCACCAAGCATTTCGCCTCGGTGGTCACGGTCAATGGCAAAAACGTGCTGCGCATGAATACCGGCGCGCAAGTGGCCGAATACCTGTTTGAGCTGGATCTGGTCTCTCCCATCCGGGCGCAGAACACCTTGCTCAGCAGCCTGGGCGCTTCGGTCGATGACCGTACCACCTGGCAGGAAGCCAACTTTGTCTGGAGCGGTGACGCCGCCCGGCGGCAGTGGACCTACGACGGCGCCATCGCCAACGTGGATGCGCGGTTTCAGATGGCGCGAGAGGATGTGCTGCACCCGGGCGAGCTCTACGGATGGCGGCTCAGCGGCTCGGTGATGGGCATTGGCAATGCAGTGACGAGCCAGTCGGCGGGCGTGAGTTACGGCGATGGCCGCTACGGCAAGGGGCTGATGGTCAAGGACACCACCCAGGTGGCCTGGACTGTGAACATGCCGCAGGTGTTCCACACCTCGTTCTGGTTCATCCCCCAAGAGGTCACGACCTGCGTGATCTGGAAAGCAACGGGACCGAGCAGCGCTTTGCTGCTGGGCTATGACGAAAAAACGCAAGGCTTCTTCTTGGAAGACCATTTGTCCAAGCGCGTCACGCTGGCGTTTGGACTGGAAGCATCCGATCGGATCTGCCTGGGGGTGTGTCAGACCAGCGCAGAACGCCGCCTCTTTGCCGCCAGGATGGGCGGCGGTGTCCAGTCGGCCAGCGCACGGCTTGAGCCCGTGGGTGCGTTCAGCAGTTTGCGGCTGTATTGAGCAGGCGCTGATTTTTTTAGCAATTCAGTTTTAAGGCACCACATGATTGACGAAACCATGCAACTGCAGGGGGCGATGACCCTCATTGTTCGCCGCGCCAGTGGCGACATCGAAACCGTTCACAAAGACAACATCATCGTGAACGTGGGCTTTGATTTCATCGCGGACGCCATCGGCAAATCCGCCAGTCGTCCCTCGGTCATGGGCTTCATCGCCTTGGGCACAGGCACCACGGCGGCTGCGGCCAGCCAGTCGGCCCTGGTCTCCGAACTCGACCGAAACGCCGCCACTTACGCGCATACGGTTGGCACCAAAGCCTTCAGCTTCACGGCAGACTTCCCAGCGGGTGACGGTACAGGGGCGATCA